TTGTCCTCGGGCTCGCTCGCCGGGAAATCGCCGTCGACGCCGGGGGCGAGATACTGGAGTGTGCCGAACGGCCGCACGTCGTCGCCGGTACTGGCCCTCGGCGCCTGCAGGAAGCCCTTGGGCTTGTTGGCGCCGTCGCCGTTGACGAAGGCAGCACCCTCGGCGCGGGCGAACTCGGTGGCGATCTCGGCCGCCAGCCACCCCTCCAGATCGAAGGCCGCGTCGTCGAGCATCGCCTGCGTCGCGGCCGGATTGGCGAAGAGATCGCCCATCGGCGGCGCGATCTCGTTGAACACCGGCGTGCCCGTCTCGGCCCGCGCGGCATTCTCCGCCGCCCAGCCCGAGCTGATCCCGCCCGAGGTCACCAGCTTGCGATAGCCCGACGAACCCACCGTCACCACGTTGGCGATCGCGCGGATCGGCGAGATCGCGGTGAGCGTCGAGGCGATGGCGGCGTCGATCTCCTGCGGCACGGCATAGCCGCCCGAACTGTCGGCGGTGCCGTCGATCGCCTTCACCTCGATGCCCGCGGAATTGCCGTGGCGGAGGTAGCGATCGACGAACTGCTTGGCCTCGGGCGCGGAGGCGCCGGAAAGCGGCGCGCGGGCGGCGGCGATGGTGCCGGCGTCGAGCTTGGCCTTCAGCTCCGCCATGCCGGCGCGCAGCTCGGCGATGTCGTCGGCGCCGGCGAAGCTCGCCTCGAGCGGATCGTTCTTGGTCTCGTACATGAAGTTCTCCTCAGACATTCGTGTCCTCCTCGTGGACGGCATGGACCCGTGCGCCGGGCTGCATGGGAAAGGTCACCAGCGAGACCTCGACCAGATCGAGATCCGTGAGCGTGCGGCCGCGAGGACGCGGCTCCTTGGCGCGGACGCGGTAACCGAAGCTCAGGCCGCCGACGGCCCCGTCGCGGAGCAAGGCCGCAGCCTCGTTGCCCGCCTGCGGGGTAAGGCGGGCGATCACGCGCAGGCCGCGCGCATCCTCGGCGAGGCTCTCGATCCGGCCGATCGGGCGTTCGGGGCGGTGCTGCCAGAGCAGGGGCAAGCCCTTCGCGTCGGCGATCGCGCGGGCGAATGCGCCACGCCGGATCACGTCCCCGCCGCGATCGGGCTTGTCGAACAGCGCGGCATAGCCGGCGAAGCGCAGCGTCATCCCCGCACCAGCGGCACGAGGCCGAGCTTCACAGCCATGCCGAGCATGACGAGCGCACACAGGATGCGCACCACCCACGCCACCACGGCATTGCGCGCAGTACGTTTGGCATCGCGCCAGGCGGAGAGCAGCTCGCGCAGTTCGTCGAGATCCGCACGCGCGGAAGGATCGGCGAGGCCGAGCCGCTCCAGCGCCCGCGCCGCACCCAGTTCGCTCGCCTCCTCTGCGACGGCGCGCAGCGTCAGCAGATCGGCACCCTCGCTCCGCCCCTGCTCGACGAGCCGCGCGAGCAGCGCGCTTTCGGTTTCGGGGATCATGGCTGCGCCTCCTTCGGGGCGAACCCCAGCATCTGGCGCTTCTCGTCGTCGCTCAGGAAATCGGCGTCGGCGAGTTGCGCCCACAGCGCCGCGCGGTCGCTCGCCAGCGCCGGGATCGAATCGAGGTCGATCGCCAGCTTCAGGTCCGGCCACCAGGCCTGGAGGGCGCCGGCCAGCGCCGCGACGATCTTCTGTGCCAGCGGCAGGATGGTCAGCCGCCAGAGCGCGCGGTTGGCCTCGCTGTAATTGGCATAGGTGTTGTCGCCCGGCAGGCCGAGCAGCATCGACGGCACCCCGAAGGCCAGCGCGATCTCCCGCGCCGCCGCCGCCTTCAGGTTGATGAAATCCATGTCGGCGGGGGTGAGGCTGAGCGCCTGCCACTTGAGCCCGCCTTCCAGCAGCATCGGCCGGCCCGCATTCCCCGCACCGGCGAAGCTCGCTTCCATCTCGGCGCGCAGGCGGTCCATCTGATCGGCGGTGAGCGTCGCGCCCGGTTCGCCCGGCTCATAGACCAGCGCGCCCGAAGGCCGTGCGGCGTTGTCGAGCAGCGCCTTGTTCCAGCGCGTCGCAGCATTGTGGATCGCCACCGGGCCGGATGCGGCGCCGAGGCTCCCCAGCCCGTAATGATCGTCGAGCGGATGGGTCGCACGGATGTGCACCAGCCCCGGCCGCCCGTCCGGCGTGGCGACCGGAATGCGGATCGCGTTGCCCGCCGCCCGATAGCAATAAGCCGAGGGCCAGCCGATCGCGTCCGGCTCCACCGTCACCCGCTCCGGCCGCAACGGGAAGAGCATCGCCGGCATCCCATCCGCATCGCCGACGATCTGGATGAAGGCGTTCCCGTGGAGAAGCAGGTGCGTGGCGATGGCCTCGACCAGCCCTCCACCGATCAGCGCCGCGGCCGGCGTTTCCTCCGGCGTGGCATCGATCGTGACGCTGCCCGCCCCTTCCGCGACGATCCGTACCGCGCGCTGGGCGACCGCATTGCCGAGATAGGCGGCGCGTACCTGCGCCTCGTAGCCGGACGGCCAGTCGCCATGCGGCGCTGGCACC